CCAGCGACTCACCATATATTTCCAGTACCTCTGTGAGAAGGCCCGGCTTTTCGTCGAACAAGTCCATGACATCATCAGCGCTAAGATTGAATTTCTTAGATTCTTTGCGGTGGCCCTCCTTTAGCCCGAAATAGAACAAATCAGCGATCTGCTCATACGTGAGTTGTATAGGGTTGCCTTCGCCGCCTGTAGCGCCGAGCATCTCGAAAGATTGCCCGATAGTGAGCTTATGTTTGATGCAAAAATGGTTGAGTGCCCGCATCGTGAAAGATACGGGCAGGCTCTTACCATCAACTTGGATTTCGTGTACCATGCAGATGTTTTAGGTATTGCTCATTACAACTGCACCCGTGATGGTGAAGCTTGCTGAGTAGGTTGCATTCTCTTCCACCGCTGCTGTGACTTCATACTCCGTGCAGAAAGCCGAGAACGTGTAGACGTGGTCACCTGATACGCCTGTCTCAACAGTACAGCTTAGCTCTGTGCCGTCATCAAGCGCATCAAACAGCGTCTTAGGGGTTTCGTAGTTGTTTGAAGTGCCGTCCTCATTGTACAGCGCCTCAACAGTCAGCGTGCCGGACTTCTGCCCCGGTTCACTTTCTGCCCAGCCAGAGCCAGGGTTGTCTTTGTGGATAGTCTCCCGCAGCTCCCTGCTGAATGACAGGGTGCAGCTCGTCGCGTATGCAATTGGCGTACTGCCAATATACAGGCGAAGGTTAGTTCCGTTTATTACGCCAGTCGATGCCATAGCGATTTGATTTTATCCCACCATGTCACCTTCTTTGGCTCCATAGGGGCAGGTTCAAAAAATTCTTTTTCAAGTTCCACTTCCTGCACTTCAGGAGGCGGGTTGTCTTTTGAGTAGGAGGTGATGTTCTCCACCTGCTCAGTATCAGGTATTGCAACGCCCTTTTTAATTAGCGCTTTAGCATACCTGTATGCTATATCAATGTGAGTGCCTGCTTTGTCAGTCCGTCCCTTTTCATCTGTCCAGTCTTTGATTAGCTTTACTCTCATCGCTTCATTCTTACTTGATAGCTTTGCTCGATTGCGAAAAAACCAAAGTCATCAATGAAGTCATTGTCAGACTGGTTCGCAAAGCTTATTTTGTCTACCGAAACACCCTGTACAGTGCCTTGGTAGTGATCGAAAATTACCCTGCACCTTGCCGCTATATCCTGCGCATCGCTGTAGCTCGTTGAATAAATCAAAAGCGACATATCAATCACATCAAGCGGAGATGGCCCGTCCTTGATATTCGTAGGCAGTTGGCTCGTGTGCTGATAAACAATAGCCGGATAGCCGGTATCTTGCGGTATCTGCACAGGGAATATCCTGCTGCCGACAAGCCCGGTTATCGTTGCATCGTTGCTCAATAAGTTATATGTCAGCTTGCCTAAGTTCAATCAAGGTTATTTTTTCGCGCTGCCTTGCGCTTCAAAGCATCAATTTCGCGCTTGATAAAAGCTTTCACTCTAGCCTCTTGGCTTTTTAAAGCAGGTGTCATAACGCGGTCTCGAAAAGCGATTGCACTGCCGTATATCATTTGAGCATAAAAAGCGTTAACGTTGCGCTCATTCTTGCCGTAGCTTTTCGCCCTTGCGTTGCGTTGTATGCGCGGGCCTATAATAGCAGAAATAGCTCTTTTTAACTTAAACACCCGAATAGATAGCTGCAAGTTGCCAGGGTAATAAGCCACTCTGTCCTCCGTCCTGCTGCCTCGCTTCGCTCTAAGACTGCTAACAAGTTTACTTGCGCTTCGATAGTGATAATGCACTTTGTTCGATCGTGGCGCTCTAGCTCTTGCAGCATACTTGACAAATTCACCTGCTTTCAGGTTAATCCTTCTTCTTTCTTCACTGTCAGAGATTTCTGACAATGCATTTGACATTCTTAGTATTAAGTCCTCCACCTCTACCTGAGAACTTTCTAATCCGATGTTTCTAGTCCTTGTTCTCCTTAGTTGCTGCCCGCTTGCAAGTGCTTTTCTGTATGCCCTGTATTGCGCAGCTCTCGATGCAAAATACTCTCTGCCCCTCGATGTTAATCCTACTCTTCTTTGCGCCATCTCAATAGCTCGTTATGGGTTCGTCAATCTCGCACTCTAAGCGCATGTACATCTGCTTTGCATCAGGTAGTACAGTCCTGATATTGAATTTCTCATTATTGTGAGTCATTCGCCATTCAGCGTTAATCTCGCTGTTGAACCGTATTGTCACTAAGCAGTTAATGCGCGATGTAATCCTGCTTGCCTCTCCGCTCTCGTCTGAGCCTGATTCTTTGTACTCAATGTGCGCCCAAGTTTCAGCCTGCGGGGTGTACGTCTTCTCCTTTTCGCCGTAGTCATTAGGCGTGTAGGTAGGCTTCAGGAATTGCACCCTATGCCGCATACGCCCTATGTTCTCCTTTTTGTTGTACATCAGAAACGGCTTACTCTGTAGTGATCAAGCATCACCCTGCTCTGTGTTGGAAGGTTGTACACGCTGTCCTCCCGGTTGTCGTACCATGCGCCAATCATCAGCAGTAGTGCCTGCTTGATTGCTACAGGCACACTATCTGCATCCGCATAGCCTGCCCTGAATGTCACCACAACGCTTGCAGGAATATCCTGTGCTGACTGCCACGAATAGCCGTACACAGGGCTTACGCTCGGTGGCCTACGATAGGTGTCAACCTTGTAATTAGCAGCGTCCTCAGTAATGTTTGTGCCACCCTCGTCAATGAACACCACGCTCGTAACGCTGATAAGCGGCGAGCGCCATAGCACTAACGACTGATAAGGGTTAAGGCGCGTTGTTGCCGGGAAGCCATCAAAAGCCTGCTCGTAAGTTGTATCAATCAGCGCCAAATTCGTGTATTCCTCTGCCTGTTGCCGGGCAGCAGTAATCAGCGCTGTGATATAATCGTCATCAGCAGAATAATCTACTTTGAGGTGCGCCTTTGCTTCCGCTAGGCTTACAGGCTCCTCAGCAGGTGCTGACGTAACTTTGAGCATTTACTTTCGTGGTTTGCGCCCGCGCTTCTTGCGCTCAGGCTTCGGTTCTGCCTTTTGAGGTTCTGCTTTCTGCTCGGTATCTGCTGCCTTTGGTGCTTCAGGCTTAGGCGTTGCAATTGTTGCTGTCCTGCGTTCTGCTGCCTTCCGGCTAACAGTGGTTTTCGCAGTACCGACAATCTCAGCAAGCCCTTTGCGCTGTAGCTCAGCAGCTTTCTCGTCTGTAACGGTTTGAAGGGAACCCGCAGGGAAGGTATAATCCCTCCCTGCAAGGCCCTGAAATATTCTCACTTCCTTCATTAGGATGCAGCATTTTGCAGCACCTTGATGGCGTTGGCTTGAATCAGCTCACCGTCCATCCGGCGGTAAGAGATGAAGCCAACCTTCAGCTCGTCCATGTAGCGCTCCTGCATACGGACAAAAACCGGATCTCCTGCCAAGCGGATAACATACTTCGAGAAGTCACCGAAGGCTACCGGCTTGTTACCTGCACCGAGGTCTGCCATGTCGTTGTTCACGCTGTAGGCATAGCCCTCAAGGGTGTCAGGCTCCCCATCGCGCATTGAAGGCACCCACAGCGGGCGGTCGTCAGCAGAGCCGAAGCTCAGCTTCTTGATAGCCGCAAGGGTGGTGTCGTTGAACATCCAAATGCCGTTCGGGCGGTATGCGCGGTCTACGCTGTGCAGCAGGTCAACAAGCTCAGCACGGGTGATTGCATCAACAGCGGTAGCCGTTTTGCCGACAGTAGCAGCAGTCACAAAGCCGTTAGGCTGTGCAGTGCCGGTGCCGGTGGTGGCGTGCTGGTTGATGATGCGCCCCAAGCGCTCAGCAAAGCTGTCGATGATGAAGTTCTCCAGGTCGAACGCTGTGTCCTGCGCAAGCTGCACAGATACCTTCACAATACCGGAGGTGTAGGTGTAAGCGTCGAGCACCTTGTTCGCAAAGGTCATATCCTGAACAGCAGCAGCACCTGCTGTTTCTGTAAGGATAGAGCCGATTGCAGAGGTGTCGTCAACAGTTGGCCAGTCTACCTGATTCCCTGTAGCGGTATTGAACAGGCGGGCGACATTCAGCATTTCACCAAAATACTTCATGCGGATTTCCAGCTCATCGCTGAAGCCCTGCGGGATGGTGTAACCACCCTGTGCGTCGGCAGTGGTCTGCGGGTCAGTACCACGCTTTTCCATCAGGATTTGCTGCTCGCTTGCATTCAGGGAGGTAGCGCCCCAACGGAGATACTTGCTGAAGATGCTGCGGTATTGCTTGTCCTTGTCTTCCGGGGACAGTTGCTTGGTAGCCTGTTCGGCTTCACCACGCTGTGCCCGCTGCTCGATCTGCTCTTTTTGCAGTTCTTCAACGCGCTGCTGGCGCTCAAGCTTCCGGGTAAGCGCCTGATAGTCCTCATCGAACTTCATGAAGCGCTCATCCTCCTCTTTGTTGAGGTCCCGGCTCTGCTTCTCTGCGCTGTTGACAATATCGCGCATCTGTTCCTTGATCCATGCACGGCCCTCGCGCAGTTCCTGTGCGCTCGCCTGGCCATTGAGCAATTGCTCTGTACTTTTCATAGCTTTGATTTTTGCTATTCAAAAAATAGGGTTATTTGTCACCTTCCGGCAACTCGATAATACGCAGCTTCCGCCCTGCCAGGCTGGCCCGCGTTTTTTCTTTCTGTTCTTCTGTTTGCGCTGTGCGCTTTTCAATGCTCCGAGCGCTCGCCTCTGTCTGTGTGTAAGCAGGGAAGGTAACAGGCGAAATGTCGAATACTTCACCAATGCGCTTAAGTGTGCGAACCGGGTAGTCTCCTGATTCATCCCATTCGTCTTCCATCAGCGTGAAGCCAAACGAGCTTTGCGTCACATCGCCGCGCTTCATCGGCTCGATAACCAAGTCCCTGACAAGCTGTGTATCAGGAGGGGTGATAGTGTAGCGAAGCCCGCGCTCGTCAATTTCAAGCTGTAGGGTGTTGTTCGTAGTCCTGCCAAGCACGAAGTTAGGATCGTGATTGAACAGCGCCCGGACATCAGAAATATCAGCATCAGCAAATGCCTGCTTATCAATGCGCTCGACAAAGCTGCCCATCAGGAGTTCTGAGTCTGAATCGAAAACAGCAGCATAGCCCCTGATCTGAGGCTTTCCGGTTTTCATATCCATGCGCAGTTCTGCGTTATATGTCCGGCGTTCGGTGCCTGTAGTCTGCTGCACTTTGTCAGCTGGCTTGAATCGGTATTCCACTTCGATAGTTTTTGCGCTGCGGAAGTCGCTTGCCATCTCTTTCGTAAGAGTAGTGAAGCGGTGCGCAACGATTAGTACAGGATCGCGCTCTACGAATAGCCCGCTTTCTTCGTCAAGCTCATAGACGCTGATTAGAGCAGCAGGGTCATCAGGTGTGCCGGTGACTTCAAAGCCGCTATCTGCGACAACAGTGCCATCAGGCTCAATC